GAAGAGAATACTGCAGGAAAAGTAGAATACTATCCAGAAGCTTTTGCATCTTATGCGACTTACTCCAGAAGATTCGCACCAAATACACCAATGAATTTACAAAGCGGTAATTTTACAGGGTCTGACGTTTCTTTAGCATCTTTAGCAGCTAGTAATGCTTATACGTTTCCACTATCCTCATTTAATACTAGTTTGCAAAAAGTTGTAACCCTACCTGGTTTAAAAGCTGCTATCAAAGCTGGTATTGATAAAGTTTCTGGAGAAATTGATTCTTTTTATTTAGACAAAAAGAAACTTAAATCAACTAATTTGGCAACGCCACACGAAAAAGATGTTTTCGAAACTCAAGCTGGCACGCTTTCAACTAGAAAGGGTCACAAGGTTTATTATGAATATGGTGCTAGGGTAAATCATGTAGCAGGTATTGTTATTGATGCTCAAGATGAAAAGTATGATTTTTTCCAAGATCAAAAAGATGACTATAGAGACTCAATAAATAAAAATGGTGGTTTTAAATTATCTGCAATGGTTGGATTTAATGTCGTTGATCATCAAAGTTCACGTTATTCGAATAGATCAGCATTATCTAGTAAAAGTTCGCCTAAAGCCGCGCTATATGCGCCAAACCATGAAAATGGTAGTTATGGTTATACGAGACCTTTGTATTTAATGTTAAGTGTTTACGCTCAAGAAAATTGTTATAGTAGAGCTACTTCATACAATCAATTAGAAAGTAAATTATCTGTAAATGGAGCTGGGACACATTCTAATCAAGCACAAAACAATCAAGTCACTGCAGATAATCCATTAACATTTAAAGGTAATGTGGTATATGGTTTAGGTATTAATAGTATAGGGTCTTTTGATAGTTTATGGTCGCCGAGAACCACAATGTTTAAAGCATATGGACCTAAGGATTTTGACCCTCCTGTATATAATTCTGATTTTTACAAAGATACCGATCGATTAAAATACTATTTAAATTCCGCAATGAGTTCATCGGACTTTGCAACAAGATTTCCAAACTCAGATAGACCAATTAGGATCCAATATTCGTTTGTGCCAGGAACAGATGAGCCAGATGGTTTAAAAGAGCCATACTTTAATCAATTACAAAGAGAGCTTAATTCTTTAGACGATGAAGAAGAGTTTAATAAAAACTTTGGTTTTGTTATTTTTGAAGGAGATTTGTTTAACATCTCTAACTCTCTTAGATTAAGGAGTTTAACTTTTAGATATGGATTGTTGCCAGGGCAAGTATTAAATCCACTGCCTGGAAAAAAATTGGTTTATGCACCAGAGACACCAATATATCAATTATATAATGAAGAAAAGATAGACTCTATTGTCAGAAGACAATATTTAGGACCGCAATATTTTGGACGTGAAGATAACCTGGGTAGAAGAGATGAATACTATAAATCATCTTTTTTAGAACTTAATAGTGATGGTATAGTTAAATATCCTGGTGGGCAAGGTGTTACAGCGGCACAAGTAGGTCTAGCTACCAACACTTTTCAATATTATAGACATGGAGTTAATTTATCAAAAATTAATACAGCTAATCGAAAAGGCACAATGATTTGGCCTATATATTTAGGCAAAAATTTTGATCCAGTAAATGCACAAGGAGAAATAGAAGAGAGTAAAGTATTAGTAAATAGAACTGATCCTGCGTTAGCATTGAAAATAGCTGAAGGAGAGGCAAAAGGTTATGACGTAATGGTTTTTGATACAGAGGGTTTTAGTTATGGATGTTGTGCCAATCCAGTTATTAATGTTCCTACTGGAAGTTTAAAGGGCAAAACTATTTCTGCAGTTTGGAATTATGAAGATGAGGGTAGATATAATTTTACAAGAGCAAGTGTAGATTTTAGAAATGGTACAGAATTCCAAACAACGATGGAAGATAATTTAGAAGTTTCGTATGTTATTAATAAGCATTTATTTGGACCATCCAACCCACAAGCTGACATTGTAGACTCTATAGCAACATCTATTGATGATGTAGATGGTTCAGCTGGTGCAATAGGAGTTATAAAAGAATCTGCAGAAGCTGGAACAGCTAGTAAAGACGTAAGAGAAGGTGCGAGTTTTTCAAACTGGATGAAGACTATACCTTTAAATCATGATGCTTATACAATCAAACATATCGTGAATTCATTAGAATCAGAAGAAGTTAAGTTACTCGTGTACATTACAAAACTACAGAGGAAAGTTGTAGAGCAAATTAACCCACAAAGATTTAAATCATCGAACACTACAGAAAGAATTTCAATTGAAATAGAAATCGGTTTTGAAAATTTACCAGAATCAGTTGAATATTCCGATAATTACAGCGTAGCCAGATATCAAAAAGAATTTATAGGCGTAGTTGAAGAAGCTTATCTTAATGAAGTTGGGCCATATCCGTTACCATCAGTTAAAAATTTAAAAAATCAGTTTCCAAATGAATTTAAAGGTTTGAATGTTTTAGAAATGAAAGATAGGTATCCAAGATATGTGAGAGTAAGAAGAACAACTTTTGAAAGTAATTCTATTTTAATTCAAAGAGAAATAAGATTGGGCGCAGTTGTTGAAATGACTAAAAATAATTTTACTTATCCTTATTCAGCTTTAGTTAAAATAGATATGGATGGTAGAGGTTTTGATTCAACCCCTAGAAGAAATTACTTAATGAGATTAAGAAGAGTAAAGGTGCCATCCAATTATTTCCCGCTTAATGGTTTAGGTAAAGATAAGAGATTTTTAGATAAAAACGAGGCAGCGATGGGTGAAAATTGGTTCGTAAATTTATACCCAGAAACGTTTGCGGATAACACATATTTACAAGGTGTAGGTAGACAAAATATTTACGTTGGTGATTGGGACGGAACATTTAAAGAAGCTTGGACAGATAATCCTGCATGGATTTTATATGATATACTCACAAATAAACTTTGGGGATTAGGCCAAAAAATGGATGATGATGAAGACATAGACATTTTCCAATTATATAAGATAGGTAGATATTGTGACGCTGTAGATGAAAATGGTGTTTTTGTAGGTGTTGACGATGGTTATGGAGGTCTTGAACCAAGATATTCTTGTAATACGGTTTTAGACAAATCACAAAGCCCACATAATATTTTAAGAGACATTGCTTCTTGTTTTAACGGCAAGTTATATTGGAATGGTGGAGGTATTTCTTTTTATTGCGACATGCCGTCAGAACCTGTTGGTTTATTTAATAATGCAAATGTTAAGGCTGGTTTATTTAATTATTCAACCTCTAGCAGCACTTCTCAATTTAATGTAGCTAGAGTAAGATTTGTTGATAAGACAGATCATTATAAAATTAAATTTGAAACCGTAGAAGATGAAGAAGGTTTAAGAGTAAATGGCCCGATTGTACAAACAATGAATGCGAAAGGTGCAACTAGTAGAAAGCAAGCAACGAGAGTGGGTAGATATGCTATTTATACAAATAAGTTAGAAACAGAAATGGTTAACTTTGAAGCTGGTTTAGAATCATTAACATGCACGGTAGGTGATGTTATTACAGTTAACGATGAACTTAAAAAATTCAAACCAGGATTTAGTAGGGTTTTATCCGCTTTAAATGAAAACACTTTAATCATTGAACCTACGTTTGATTTAAGCACATTCAATTCTAATCGTGACGCTTTTATTTACGACACGTCGATACAATCCAGTGGACAAGCTGAAATGTACGAACACGTTAATTTTGATAACGGAGTAATTGGTGGAAGCTTGACTGGTTATCAAGCTGGTGCAGCACGAGCTTTAGATATAGCTACAATTGAAGAAGTAAAAGGTTCTGTTACTACCGTGACTACAACAGAAAGTATCATCGTTGTGGATGACGAGCCAGAAGCAGACCCATCACCAGGAGCACCAGAAGCGCCAGTTATTCCAGACGCCCAAACCGTTTTAATTGACAAATTTGATTATGGTATAGCATTAACATGCGAAGCGTTAGACGCTGAAAATAATAGGATAACTACTCCAGAAGATATTTTAGCATTAAGAGGTACTTATACAAAAATGCCAACCGTTGCAAATGTGCCAGAAAGATGGGTAAAAGGAGATTTTAAAACTTATAATTTTCCAACTTCAAATCCGCCACCTAAACCGTACTTTGAAAAAGGACCTCATCTACAAAGCAGTAATGCAAACGCTTGGAAATTTGTTACAGATGGTGTTGAAATTACTAAAAATATAGTTATAGATAATCTTATACCTGTAAATCGAGTAGCAAGAAGATACTATAGGATACAAGCCAAAGATTCACAAGCAAATAGAGGTAATCTTAATAGCAATGCTTCTGGTTACGATAGGTTTCGATTGGCTATTCATGATATTAGTTTTGTTGATGTTTTGGGTAATCAATATCCATCAGCTTTAACCTCTGATGATGGAGGTAATGTAAAAACATCTACTAGTTCTGAAATCACGAATGGTGAAAGCTATGAAGATTACGCTGCATACCACGCTTTTAATAGGCACGACAGTCACCTATGGAATAAAATGTTTTGGACTATTGAGGGGGATGAGAGGACTCATGGTGCATCATACTTACAAATAGATTTTGGAGAGGCTAAAAGGTTTACGCAATTATTGTATCTGGCAAATGGAAAGAAATCTGGTAATTCTTTCTTTCATACAGCGGTAGAGGTAGAAATTCTAGCTTCTGATGATCCAACATTTGAAACTTTTGAAGTATTTGGCGAAATTCACTATGACAGCAATTCGACACTAAGCTCTCTTCATCGCTATGGCGTGAATGCGAACGATGGTCCTTTGTATCAAAGCAAGCACGTCCTTGTTAACGCTGGCGCGATTACTAAAGTTAATGATGGTTACGTACAAGTGCCAGTAGAACAATCAGCACAAACAAGAGTAGATACAGGTGATGTATCTTTTGAAGTTCAATATGCAATTACAGAGACCGATAACTATCAATCACATTTTGGTTATGATAGTAGATACTATATTGTTACTAATACGGAGGATTTTCCAGGATTTGTTGATAGATTACCAGACGATGCTTACATTGGACCAGGTGGAGAATTTTTTGTATACACAAGAATAGTGAGACTGGGAGGCACTACGGTTGACCCCCAACCAACGCTAGATAGGGGACTATTGATAAGCAATGGGCGTTATGTATATGAGTTCTTTTATAGAACTATTTATACAAATGAAAGTGGTCTTTCAAGATGGGGTTTTACTTATGGCGGCCCTTCAAACAAATTGATAAGTTTTGATTTTGCTTTATCTCCATCAGTGGCTTGGGCAAATGGAGGAACCAGTCCGTTATATGCAGAGTTTCAACCTGCCACAAACCTTGATTCTACTTACTATATAGACGCATTCAACCTAATAAAATCGAGATTAAGATTTTTTAATCCATCAAATGCAGTTCAAGCTCAATTTACGTTTCTAGATGTTCCAGCTATAACAGACAATCAAGTGCCGATAGAAGAAATTCTAGATGTCGTAGATACTAGAACCATTACTACAAAAGAGTTTTTCTCTGAAGGCGGTTCTCAATTCCCATATGAAGCTACATGGAATACTAACTCTAGTGAGAACCCAGATTCCGTACCACCACGAACAGATAATCCAGCAAAGTTGTTTTTTGGTAGTTTTGGAACTCCACCTAGAAGCAATGGTGTATTTACCCCATTCCAAAGTGAAGAAATTATTCAATCGGCAATTACAAATGGAACTACAGAAGGAGAAACCATTGTCTTACCTCCTCCAGACGAAAATTCATCGTCAACAACTGTACAAATAGTAACAAGAACCGATAGAGTATCTTTGGGGTCAATAGAAAAGGGTTATCAAGTGAATTTAGTGCCTGGTGGTATGGATGCTAGAAATATACCAACAGGTTCGTATTTATCTGTTTCTTTGGATACTCAAAATTTAAAACAGTATAGAATTTTATCTATTGAACCATCTAAGAGTAATCTTTATAAAATAACAGCTAATGAATACAGACCAGAAAAATATGCAATGATAGAAAGTGCAGGTGACACGGTTTTTGTAGATAGAGATAAAAATTCACTTGGTTATGTACAACAAAATATATTGGGTGATTCTTCATCATCAAATATAAATACGCAACTTCGACAAGGTTATATAGATATAGGAATACCGCACAACGACATATTAACACCAACTGAACCGCAAAATGTTGAAACAACATTAACTACATTGCCAAACGGATCTACTAATTTAACTGTGACAATCACAGCTCAAAGCAACCCAACAGAAGAAGCCTATTCTGTTAGGTTACTAATACCTAATGGAATGCATAAACAACAAGTGGTTCAGAAAGATCCAAGTAATACAACTACAACTGTTTTTAGAAATATGTATGTTTTTGGTGATTATAGTGTAGCCGTTACATCTTTAGGCAAAGGAGCTACTGAAAATGCTTATTAAGGACTTTACATACAAACCTGCGAACAAAAAACTAATATCTTTTAGTGATTTTAGCTCTGACAATAGTGGTTTGGTGTACAATTCAAAGGAGAAATATGGGCGCTTACATTGTGAAAAATCGCATATATTGGTTAATTTTAATTTGCATATTAAAGATATGATTCCATACGGACTTAATTTAAGACAAACCGATTTACATGTGGAGGTGGATTTTTTTGATAAAAATTTTAAAAATTGTTTTTATACAGAAAAAGGCATAAAAGATATGGGTTATTACTTCATTGAGGATATAGTAATTGACGGATTAAAAGAAAATGCTAAAGAATTTGGGTTGGTTTTCTATCTTTTAGATAACGAAGAAATTTTAGACCACGTCAAAATCAAATGTATTAGAGTGTAATAGTATATAATGGGTAAAAGGGATCAGTATTATAAAACCAAGGTAAAGGAAAACATTAAAATTGAGGGTGGTGCTGGATTATTGCCCCCAGTTGCTACTGATTCTCTACAATCTTCATCTACTCTCGCTTGTGTAGATTTACTGTGTGAGGGGCCAACAGAGGGTTTAGTTACCAAAGGAGGTGAAAGAGCTAAAGATTTTTCATTTTTAGAAGCAATATATTTAGACGATATACCTATTAAAGAACCACAAAAATATTCTTTCAATAAGAAACCAATCACTATGGAACATGTAGATCTGATTGGCGCTTTGAACTCAAACGTGATGACAAGTGGTTTAGATTTGATTAGACTACATCTTAGTGAAGAGCTGAAGCTTTTGTCGGATGGAGCACACCAAAGTATCGTAAGAAACCAAATAACCAAATTAGATTCTGTAAAAACAGAAATGTCTTCATACATTACTAAAAATCAAGCAAAATTAGGGCATTTAGGGGTAATGTTTTTTAGTTCAGATGGAATATATAGTAGTAGTGATGATGAATTTTTTAGATACACGTTAGATAGAGCTAACACATATGACACCTCTGCAACAAATGAGGCGTATTTATTGTCTAATTTATCTTTTAACACCTTTTTTAACAACGATTTGCAAGAAAGGTTAGTTCAGAAACCAGATGGCGATGTCGTACAAATTCCAGAAAGTTTCTTTTTTATTGCTCCTAGTTTTAGAGGTTTAGATCAAAGTTTGGAAGCAAACACACAAGATATGACGGGTCGTTATGTTGGTAAAAAATATAGAATTAATGATTTGGTTGGTGGGGGCGTCATGTTCTTCTATATAGGAGAAAGAGATTATCGTTTATCAAACTCTATGGCTAACGATCAGCCAGGTAATTTCAAAACTGGGGATTTTGTATTTTCTAATAATTCTAATATGTATACAGAATTTAGGCCTAAAGATGACCGTGACATTTTTATGAGAAATTTTACAAGTGATTCAACATACGCTGGTGATACATCTTTATCTCTTATTGCTACCAATAAACAAACAAATCCATCTTTAGGAGACGTAAATCACAAAGACATAAAATTAGGATTTGCTAATGATTTAAGTGGTGTTTACAACTACAACAATATTGCATTTGATCAGAGAAATGGATACGAACAACAAATAGTTTTAGATCAATATGTAAACGCTTCAAGAGATATACCTGTTAACAAAAGATTATTGGGGCCATTTTCACAAGAACAAAATAAAGATATTAGTGAATTGGGAGACTTTGCAGGTTGGAATTTAAAACCTAGCTTAGACCACGATGCATATCCAGTAATTCATTTTATAGATGATTATCAAGTTGATGGATATCAATCAACTATAACTGTTAGTGCTTTAAGATCTACACAAAGAGCTGGAGACGATGCTGGTAGAACGCTTCCAGCAAATGTTATGGTGAGATTTGTTGCTGGTTATGAATTGTCCGATAGGAGCTTTCAAGAATATGAGAATATTATAGATTATAGACCAGAAATTCTGATAACACAAGGAGAATTTTTACAAATTGAAGATGAAACAGACGAAACAAGCAATAGGTTTTTAAGATTGTCTGGGGCTATGAATTCTAATGGCAACCCCAAAACCCTGCCCTCACTCCGTTTGAGAAATATAAATAATGGTAACTTGGAAACCTTAACAACAAATAGTGACATGAGAAATTATGGTTTAACGAAATTTGATGTTAATAAGGTTTATTATTCTATAGAACATTTTTCTATTACTAATCCATCAGACAATAATAACAAATGGACATATTCTGTAGACGATGCAGTCAATGAGGCTAATATATATTTTGCTCAAGGTTTCGTGCAGGATGTAGAGTGGGGTAACGGTGTTAATCAAGTTAGTAACTATGGTGGAAATGGAGTTTATTTCACACATAGTACCTCTAAACAAAATACAGACATGGGTAATGGTTTATTGTTAGGTGTTTCTATGGATATAGCTAACGGAGCAAGAGTGTTTTCACCTCCAATATTGGATATAAATATAAACCCACCCACAGTTTCTAGAAGCAATATAGAACAATTTGCTACACTGTCACAAGCTTTAGCTGCTGGTGTATCTTTAAAAGATTATGTTTTAAAGAATTACGACAACTTTAGAATAGTGGCAATCAATGGCATTAGTACATCTCAATATAATCAAACTTTTGATTTGACGGATATATTACCTAACCCTAAAGATTTAAAAAATTTACGCTTAAATTCAACTGACATACCTGGATTAACAGACCAATTAATAGAAAATTATAAATTAGGAAATAAAAATGGATTAATCTTCCCTGGTAACAGTTGGCAGACACCAAAGAGATACGTTAGTGCTACAAAGATAGATTATGAAACCGATTCTGTTCTCACCGATAAAACGTTAAGTTTAAATTATAACACCGAAAGCATTAGTGATAGTTTTACTTATCCGTATTCAGCTTTAGCTTCGTCGATTATAGATGCTAGAGCTTTCAGTAGAGTTCCATCAAGAAGTTTTGAGATGCGCCTTAAGAAAGTATTAGTGCCAAGTAATTACAATCCTTTAAGAGGAGACGGTACAGATAAAAGATTTCAAGAAAGCAAAATAACATATGGGCAAAGATACATATTTAACTTTAACCATGATGGTCATGCAAGTAACAACTGTCGTTGGCAACTTAATCAAGAGATCAATTGGGGGCGAAAGAACGTAGAGATAAGTTTAAAATACAGAGATTCGACCGCGCAAGGTGCTAATCCGTATGCAGGCAGTAATATACAAACTTTATTTATGGCCCAGCACAAGCAAACCAACAGTAATGGAATCGCAATAGACGGTGGAACTGCTACTGATGGTATTCATATTTTCTATAAAAAAGATGCAGGACACGGCAATAAAAGATTTGAATGTCAATTTAGGGGTAGTAACACATTAACAGTAGCTGTCGATCAAGATTTCTTTGCGTTTGAGTCATCATTTGAAATAACATACAAACACACAAGAACAACCATGACATTAACTGTTGTAGCGACCAAAGCGGATGGCACAACAAAAACATTTACTGGCACTAGACAAAAAACAAATAGCAGTATGTATGTAGTAACCACAGGTTCTGCTTTTGATTCTGATGTAGACAAAAAGGCACTAATGTTTATTGGAGGTAGAAAACTAACTAATACTACTAATCAAGTTAGAACAAACACGCAGATCGCAGATTTAAAAATAAAAATCAATAATCAACTGATCCATCACTATGACGGAACCTTGATGGACTCTGGTAGTAGAAGAGCGAGAGTTTTTAGAGATAAGGTGGGTGGCTGTCATGGAATAATGGTCGCAACAAATACGGCTGAAGCTGAAGAAAGAACAAAAGAAAGTAAAACAGTATTAGACGCTAATTCTATATTTGGTCGAAACAAGGAACGAGTATACATGGGAGAATGGGACGGCACATTTAAATTAGCTTGGACCGATAACCCAGCTTGGGTTTTATACGATTTAATGATAAACCCTGTTTATGGTTGTGGCAATCGCATAGATACTAGAGAAGATATTAATATTTTTAAACTATATAATTTGGGTAGGTATTGTGACGCAGTAGATGTGGACGGATTTTTTGAAGGTGTTACTGACGCATATGGAGGTTTAGAACCTAGATTTTCTTGTAACTTATTAATAGACAGGTCTGAAAACGCGTATCAAGTTTTGTCTAATATTGGTTCTATATTTAGAGCTATATCATATTGGGACGGCACGGCTTTAACATTTTCCTCTGATAAGCCTAGAACTACGACAGCTATTTTTAATAACAGAAACGTAAGAGAAGGATTTTTCTCGTACGGGGACATCTTAGCTACCGCCCGCTTTAATAGAGTAGAGGTTCCTTATGCAGACGCAAAAGATAATTATGCAGTCAAAGTTGAGTATGTGGAAGACGAAGAATCCATAAGAAATTATGGTACTATCACAAACATATCAAATGGTATAGGTTGCACATCAAGATCTCAAGCAAAGAGAGCAGGAAAGTATATATTACTTAGTAATAAACTAGAAACAGAGACTGTAGCTTTCCAATGCGGTAGTGAAGCCATGTTGTTAACTCCTGGAGATATTATACAAATTAATGATGATTTGAAAAATTTTGAATTTAATAATGGTAAGGTTTTAGATTTTCAAACAGGTAATTTCAATACAAACACGCCTTCAGTAACTCACGCTTATTTTGATGTGGCTGACCACGACCTTAATAAAGATTCTATATTAATTGGAGCAGGCGGAGGTTTGTACACATACAATAATCGACACCAAAATCAACTTAATGCACTGAGAGATATTTTTAAGTATGATTTAACGCACACGGCTGGTTTAGATTCAGATGTTTACGAAGGCGTAATGCCAGTATCAGCAATAGAAAAAATGGAGGAAGCACAAGTTTCTAAACATCAAATAACTGGTGTAAGAGATTTAGGTAATGGGATTCTTCGAATAGGTACAGATTTTAATTATCCTACACAAAGTGGTATTTCACATGGAATGCCGTTCTCAACAACATTAAGCAATGGTGGTGACGAAAACTTGTATAAGGTTATAAATGTAAAACCAGAAAAAGACGAACCAGGTTTGTTTGAAATTAACGCTTTAGAGTATTCGCAAGAAAAATACGACATGATTGAAAATAATGATTTTGATTATGTTAGATCGACACCAAATATTGGTATACCGCAAAACACTATTAATGAACCTACACCACCGTCTAGTGTTGTAGTAGGTGCTCCAGTACAACAAGCTAATGGAACTTTTGATATAACAGTAACTATAAATGCTGGAGGTGGTTCTACCGAAACTAAATATGTAGTCACTGCAGTAAACAAAACATTCGTTTCGCCTTACTTGCAAGAATTTGTCAGAAAAGATAGTAGTGGAGCAACCGTGGTTAAATTAAGGGGTTTGGCTGCTGGAGACTATACTGTCACAGTAACATCTTTGAAAAATCCAGAATCTTCTCAACCTTACAAAACGCAAGTTCACATACCAGTAAAAGAAATAGTATATCACAAAAAATTAATTAAAAACATTACATTAACAAATTCAAATAATCAAAGTTACAATCGGATATCTAGCACTGGTTATGCATCTGGTCAGTCATTAACAAGCAACTTGAATTACTTATTTGATGTTAGAAGCGAATATGATAATAGTTTAAATTTAAATAATCAGACTGGAGTAGGAATAAACATATACGCACAAACTGGTAACAGCTACATACAGTTAGAAACTGGGTATTTGGGCAACCAATTTGATTTCAATGCCATTAGAAATATAAATACATTTGGAGCGATAGAAAATCAACCAGTATTTAAATTTGAATTGACAGACAACGACAAAGTCGTAGACACCACATTTTGCACTGGTTATCTAACTGGATATTTGGGATAAAATTTCTTTATGCAATTCAGATCTTAGTGCCCACAGTTTTTTTCTTTCGTCAATATCTGGACAGTAACTATAGGATTGAAAATCTATTGCATAAATTTTGTCAATTTTTCTCTCTACTGGAAAGTTTAAAGTATTGTAATCTAAAAAAGTCCAATCAGAATCTTTAAGAACTATGTCCTCGTACACAATTTCTTGATGCGGACTAATTAAAGTACCAAAGGGTTGGCCTTTAATAAATTGCATGTTTTGAACAACTGTATTTTCACTTACAGTAAAATCAAATTCTGGTAATCTAATTCTATTAAAGTTTTCTGTTTTTAGTCTCTCTAGTTTTTCAACAAGAATGTTCCGTTGTTCCAAACTTCTACACTCAATAGTTTTAGTTAATTTAAACTTTATTGGTGCAGAGAAAGTTTGAACACGGTCAATAACATACGTTGTGTACATTAGATTAGTTTTAAAAGCTTACGGCACTCTTTTGCTGGAATGTCTTTGAAGCTATTCCAAGTCTTAACTTGGTCGGTGTCGCCATCATATTGACCCTCCTTGTATAAAGCGCGTAACCAGTCCTTAAAGCCTTCAAAGCTGCTGACGCCTACCTTATCTTGCAAATTCTTTGATAAGATGCCTTGGGGGCTAATATCGGTCGTTTTAGATATATTAGTGGTGTCAATAGGGGCTTTATTTTTAGAGCTATCTATTTCATCACCACCAACAATATGTATATTTAAAAAGTTTCTAACACAACGAACAAAAGCACGATTTTCAGCAATACATTCTAAAAACTTTGCCGCAAAACCATTTGTATTGTTTGTTGTGGCATTTGCAATAGAAGAAAAGGTTTGTGTACCATTGCTTTCGTAGTTACTAATCCAACTAATTAAACATTGAACTACAACACGAGTGTCAGAAGACTCTGTAATATCATAGGTGACATTATGTAAACCTCTAAGTCTAGCTAATTCTTTAATACCACTAAGCTTAATAAGCAACTGATTGTCGTCAAGACCATCAACAGAATCTGGCACTGGCATCTTGCGATACTCAAACCAATCCTTGTTTGGATATAAATGTTCTGGTTTAATCATGGCTCTCCAATTAACTGAACCATCTTCATTGAAAACATAATCAACCGATTCTAGGAGACCATGCTCGTTTCTTTTAAATTTTTCTGGATTACTCATATAAATATAAACTTTCTAATTCTTGTTTTGATATATCATTTAATACAAAATTTGTGGAATTGTCAAGTCTATCTGCGCAAAATTCTGATATATATTTATCTTTTGCGTTAATAAAAGTTTTGTTGGAGATGAATTTGGTGTTTTCATTCACTAACTCACTTATGTCTTTGTGCTGCGACATAAGGACTTGGAAATCAAAATACTTTAATCTTAACTCATTAACTATTTCTTCATTTTCAGTTACCAAAACAGAAGGTATATTATATTTTTTTAAATTATTTAAAAAATCTTCATAGTCATTTTCTGCAGAATCAACCTTAAGAACAACTTTGCGAGTATTTCTTGAAAGACGTCCAATCTCATCAGCTGGTATTTCTTGTTTTAAGAATAAAACATTTGGACTACTGTGAGACCAAAAAGATATATTGTCAATATCGTAATGTAAATCTCCGCGAAGAATAACTGTTTTACTGTTCATGTCTTGATTAATGTGAGCCTTGAAATCTGGTACGATTTCTATCGTTTCTTGATGTGAGTTAGCTCCAATATAGATAGTTTTAAATTTTATTTTTTCATCTATATTTAAAGCATCTAAAACGCTTTGTGCTATTTCTTCAGCTTTAATTTCATTAACTCGTTTTGGATTCTCTTCTAAAGCGAAGGAAGGTTTGATCTTTGAAAAATCTGGAGAAATCATTTTACTAGTTGGAGCTGGTTGACAAACCTCTGGATAAGTATTACCAACTATACAAACAGAAGGTTTGCCATAAGCATCTGCTATTTGTGCATAATGGTTAGAAACACCAAAATAACCAAGCGATTTTCTTAACATAAAGTTTTTTTGTTTAAGGCTTCTGTTGTCTCCGTTGTGGATTTCTATAACATTGATATTATGTTTCTCTAAAATAGGCTCTAATAGATTAACAACTAAACCCCAATAATCATAATTATGGGCTTTGATTTCATCCTGTGTACCTATTAAGATAAACTTATCTTGCAATAAAGGATAAAAGTGTTCTGTAATTTTAGGTTTGCCTATTTTAACCCCTAAATCTTTTGCGTAAACTTCTGCTATATGACTCATATTTAACGTAATGCGAATTCTGTTTTATCTATTCTGTTGTGAATATAATTTAAATTTCTTTGTGTACCATGATGTGGGAAAAAAGCCATATCAAAAGCACCTTTAATTGTGCCATAACCCTCTAAAAATAATGGATTATCTATTTGTGGTGAATATGGTAAAACTTTGTATACGTCGGGATTATCTTCGATATAATCAAAGTATTGAGGATTTGTGAAAACATACAAAGAATAATTTTTATATAATTTTTTAAAATTTTCAATAAGACTATTTACCCACAAAACATCATTCATACCACCTGGAATTACAATAGCTATAGATTTCTCTGTGTCAACTATATCAGCTAAATTAATAGTTTGTCCATCCTCTGGAGTAATTTCTACGGAATCAAAATCTATTGAAGGCATTTCATCAATAATCTCTTCTACCTTTTTACCTACAACCTCAACTGAATAATTGTCAATGGTAAATTGTCTAGCTTTTTCGCCCATGGCTTTTCTTTTTTCTGGTTTCATTTGCCATACTTTTTTTAGTTGTTTAGCTATGCTAGATGCGTAAGTAGATGCTTTAATAAACTGTGTCCCTGGTTCTCTGTATTCTGCCCACTCTAATGGTAAGCCACCACTCTCTACGGTGCAAGAATCTTCGCCACAAGAATAGTTTGTGACCAATGTAACAAGCTCTGTTAACTTAGCTTCAAAGATAGGTATTTCCATACCGCCACTAGTAAATGGGTGACAATAAACATCCATTAAATTATATATGTGATTTAATTGGTATTCATTAACACCGTGTTGTATATTACTAGTGCTCATGCTTTCTTTGACACCACAGGAAGGACAATTTTGTTTTTCGCCAGCAAAATTAGCAACTAAAAAGTGTCCACAAGAAGAACAATAATATGTTGTTAGGATATCTGAATTATTAATGTCTTTTTCTTTTAACAATCTAGCGATATCCCAACCCTCTGACCAAGATGTATGAAGCAACAGTTTTGCTTTAGGGCAGTCTTTTTTGAATAGTTTAAAACCATCTAAAATATTTGGAACGCTCTTACGTAATTGATTTCTAAAAACAAAACCCACAATGTAAGTATCCTCTAAACCAAAAGCTTTTTTAAGATTGGCTCTCTGATTATCTGGTAATCTGTAAAAATCACTAGTTTCAATAGAACCGTGTAAAGTTTTAACATGGTCGTGTCCAGCTTTTGCCATATCTCTTTCTGCAAAAGAAGCCCATGTATAAAAGTTTTTAGTTTTAGGCGCCGCTTCTAAAGCTAGTGGTAAAATCGGTTGACTGTCTAGTGTTGTCCAAATCATGTGATTGATTTTATTCCACCAGAATCTATCCCAAAAACCATTGAAAGCCCAAATGTCTTCAACGCCCATATACACATCTGGCTTATATGTTTTGATTGCTTCATCAATCATTTCTCCACCATAACCAGCGGCACGAGCTCTTTCTGGGTTTTGGTTTAGCTCTTGTACAAGTGCAGGATTGTTGGGTAAAGACCCTTGGCAGGTCCAAGGTTTCATCTTTAAATTTGGGTCTCCCCAAGTAGAGCCGTTACAAAATTCTATAATCTTGTATTTGCCAGTTTTTTGTAGGTACTTTAAAATATTTTTACAGTGTTTACCAAACCCAGTAAAAGCTTTAGAGTTATTAGAGTGATAGAGTATAGTTTTCATTGACTATTGTTTTAAGTTGATCGAATGATAATTCATCTTTGTTTAGAAAAAATTCACAAGAAAAAAGTAATCTAGGTTTATCAAAATTAATTACCGTATGAGGAACTTGTGGATTAAATAAATATATTTGATTAAGTTCATAATCTAACTGTTGTATATCTGCTTGATGAGAATCTTCTTGAAAAATGTTTTCAGAGAACAATGTAACTGAGGGGGAGTCGCTAATTAAAGCGTTAATTGAAACACCTCTACGTCCGTCTGTATGCCACTTATATGTTTTAAATGGCTCAAGGTTTAAAAGCCCAGCACGAAATGGATGCTTTTCGTATAACCATTTTAAAAATGGATTACTTTCTAATACTTTCTCTATATCTAAAACATCAATAGAGAATCCAAAATACTCCATCTCTGCTTGTTTAGTAGCAGAGGATAAATCTAGTTTATCGGTTTCTACTTTGCAATATGGGGTCATTTATTGTAGCTAAAAAATGTATTTAAATAAAACTCTAGTAATGATTTTAAAACCCTAGCTTCACCTAATTCTATGCCTATGCCGAATTTAAGTGCGGAGTTTTTAATCACTCCAAGTGACCAAGCTTGTACTCCATTATTTTTTGTGTACGGTTTTAAGGAGAGGCTGGTTTTATCATCGTTGTAAGTATGATAAGCTGTCCATTCTGTATATTTCTCAATAGAGTGTAATATAGCTCCAGCTTCATTTTCATTAATTTTACAGTAAATATTTTTTTCTGGGTCTTTGGCGTTAGCGCTAAAAGATCCAGTTTTTTTATTAGAGTCCCAACTTGCTTGTTTAATAGCCTGCATCAGAAAGGTTGGTTTAGATGGGTTGCCCTCCTTATCTTTAGTGATAACTTTAAAAGAAAAAGCACAACCAGTGTTTTTGGTGTTTGGTTTGTAAAGATTATATTGCATATGGAACTATTATATAGTAAAAAGTGTAAAATTCTATATATAATTTATAATATTTTAAATGCCTTATTTAACTCATAATTTACCCACGTTTACTTGTTTAATTAGAAACGAGTATCTTTACAATCATAAAAAAGGATATGGAGATTATACCATGTGTGACGTGCATTCTGTTACATCAATGGAAAAGAGAGTGCCTTTGTTTGAATGTTACCTAGATAATGGAGTTAACTGGACAAGACGACCGATTACAGCTTTGTGCTGGAAAGAGTGTGAGCCAGTTCCTTTAGAAGAAGCTATGTATTGGGATTGTTTTTCTCCATATGTAGATGTAGGTATCAGATCTAGATTAAAAGGTTTAAGAGCTATACTTATAACTCCATCAAATAAACGAGAATGGGGCGAGTATATGTTTACAATAGACTGGGGTTGGGAGAACAAAGCTATATTAGATACTAATTTTTCAGAGCATCCAGAACATAAATGTGCGCATATGTTTAAAATGCAAAACGGTAATTTTTATGCTTACCCAAATAATAGAATTGTGTGGCATGATGATGCATGGGTCGAAGAACCACTAAAGAAAAATCCTGGGTACGAAATAGATCAAAACTTTTATAGCGTAGAAAATAAACGTATAAAATACACAGATAACTCTTTTATGACAGAGTTTAAAGATTTGGATTATACTGAGAACGAGTCAAAAAATGAGCCGTAAGAATCAGTTAAATCTTCCACAGAAGTTATTTCTTCATCTTTGCGCAATAAACCAAAGTATTTTGATTCATCACTACACCATTTTCTACCTGTCCAAAACTCGAATCCTGGAAATGAGCTTTTGTATTTTGCATAATTTTCGTAACTGGGCCCAAGATATAAATATTTTAAACCTAAGTCTTTAGCTAGTTTTATTTCTCTATATGTAGAAAACCTACCTAAACCTAAGACTTTATCTTCGTAGCCCCAACAAAATTGATAAGCCAATAAGCTTTGTCCAACTTTTTCTACCACACTAAAAGCTACATCTCCGTAAATTAAAAAAATATTATTACCTTTTTCGTAAACATTTATAAATTCTTTTTGAGAAAGCACTGAAGAAAAGTTTTTGTAACCAACATAGTTTCTATAAATTTTATAAAGTTTTACAAAATTTGGGTCTGTTGTTACCTCTATTTCAAGATTGGCTTTTGCTATTTTTTTCCAGGCTTTTTTTTCGTTTTTTGTTTCTGTATACTTGCTTAAGTCTAACCTAGATTGGCGACTTTGATACCAGATAATTTTGTTGTCTTTCATAAAGTTGGTGTCTTGGTTATACCATATGCTTGAGGGACACCATCCATTATTCAAAGCCTCTTGCTCCTCATCTCTTTCTACCGTAGCACTAACTAAAGTGTGTATAAAGTCGGTGTCAGCTTGTTTGCCGCAGATGTGGTCAAAAAATAATTTCATTATCCAAATTGGTAAAACACATCATCAGAAAACATTAAATAACCTGGCATTTCAGATTCTATATAAGGTCTTAATTGCTGATACTTAATAAACAAATCTAGTAAGTTGTCTTGGTCTTGCACCAAAAAAGCTTTATATATATAGTCGCAAATTAATTTATAGAACTGCAATTTAAACGCTAGACTTTTATAATTTAAAAATAAATCATAGGGGACTTTTTTATTAAATTTTGAATACTCTTGGTACTTATTAAAGAACTGTTCTTGCAAGATTGGGAATTCATGAAAATTATAATTGATACAGAAAAACGCTAAATCCCACATAGGGTTTAAGTTATAAGAATTTGTAAAATTAATAAATCTATAATTACCAGACCTATATAAAATATTTTTTAGATTTAAATTTAAATGACACAATGTAGTTTCATTCTCTGGAAAATCAGAGTGCATTATGTAATTTTCTTTAATGTTTTTTAGTGCTGATATTAAAGTCTGTATTTTTTTATCTCTTAAACATTTGTAATATAAATCTTTACCCATGATATATTCAAAATTACCGTACGCAAAAAAATCTTCTTCAAACTGTTTTCTTTGATTTTGTTTGTACTCAAAAGAATTATGGAAGTTAGATAGATATTTTGCAAATACATCAAGCTGATCTGTGATTTTATCTATGCCTATATTTGATATAGGTATTCCGTGTTGATGTAATGTTAATAAGTAGCAGTAAAAATCACCTTCAGAGTAACCAATAGGTTCAAAGGTAAAGTTTTTTTTAGCTACCCTTTTAAGTAATTTGTTTTCTTTTGATAAAAATAAAGCATCATCTTTGTTACCTACTTTAATCTCATATATTGTTTGATTAAATTCAAACATATAACAGGTATAGGACATATTTCTTTCAACGATACTCGTATTTTTATTGAAATTAAAGTCTTTTAAGAAATCGCTTAAGAAAGCGTCCTTTTCCTTAATTTCATTTAAATTAAGGATGTCAGCCTCAGAAATAGTAAGTTGTGTAGCACCTTGAACTACTCTACCCTTTATAAACTTAGAGTAATCTATTTTGTTGGTGAATTCTGAAGATTGATTTGCTTCCATAATTACATAAAACCTATTTTGCCTGGTAAAGGTATATTATTTTTATTTTTTACATTTTCTACTGTAGTGTTTAATTTTTGAGCAAATATCTCGTATATAGTACTTGTTTTAACAAATTTACCGTTATTTTCTATCTTTGTTTTAGCTCCAGCTTCGTCAATTATGTCAAAGGCTTTGTCTGGGAATTTTTGGTGAATTAAAAATTCTTCACCTAAATTAACGATAATTTCTAAAATCTTTGTCGTAAACTTGACGTCGTGAAATTGTTCATAGGAGGTTTTAGCCTTCTTGATTAAACTTAAGGTTTGTTCCTTTGAAGGTTCGAAAACATCTATTTTCTCAAATCTTCTGTTTAGTGCAGAATCACCTTTAAAGTATTTTTCATATTCTTCTCTAGTTGTGGCGCCAATACATCTAAAATTACCCCTAGACAAGACTGGTTTTAAACTATTCGCTAAGTCTAAGCTACCTTCTGAATTTCCAGATCCAACGATTGTGTGTATTTCATCAATAAACAAAATGTAATCTTCGTTGCTTGTGATTTCATCAATAATTTTTTTCACCTTTTCTTCCATTTGGCCTCTATACATTGTGCCAGATAACAAAGATGTCATGTCTAACGAAAGGATTTTTTTACCTTGTAAGAATGAAGGGCATTTTTTTTGAATGATTTTTTCTACTATACCCTCTACAATAGCTGTTTTGCCAACGCCTGCCTCACCAACTAAAATAATATTACTTTTATTTTTTCTTAATAATATTTCGTAAGCTCTCTTTGTTTCTTCTTCTCTGCCAAAAATTTCAAATGTACCTTTTTCTTGAATTGTGTTATTGATGTTTTCACAAAAATCACTAATCGAAGTTTTTGTTTTGGCTTGAGGTTGAACAGTTGGAGCTGCTCCTGCTATTGGTGGTGGTAATTCATCTTCTATACCGTGAACTATTGTATGCTCTAACAGAGTGCAAAATTCATCAACATTGCAATCAAGACCGATAAAAAATACTCTTATTTCTCTTCGCATTTTTAAGATAGAAAGTAGTATATGATCTAATCCAATATAATCGTTTTTGTGTTTTTTTGATATTTTTTGAGCGTAATCAAGAATTTCAAATATTTCTGGAGAAAAGATTTTTTTCTTTCTTTTGGGTTCTGTGTATTCTTCTAAAACCATCTCTATAGCTTTTCTAAAACCTCCACGTAACCAACCGTAGGTTTCCATAGCAAAGTCTATGTTGGAATGATTCATTGTAAATAAAACATAAATCATGTGTATGTCGATCACTTTCAAGTGTCCATATTTTTCTGCACACTTTTGTGATTTGCTTAATAAGCTTTTAGCTGATGGCGTTAAGTTGTATTTTAAAAAATCGCTCATTTAATTTCTGATAATCTAGTATAAATTTTTTCGTCTAATATAGTAAGTTTTTCACCAAAGATAATATCTTCACCTTTAGTCCCGTAAATAAAGACTATTTGTCCCTCTTTAGGTTTTTTACCACCTTCATTGAGATAATTGTCTAAAGTGGCAGAACGTCTATTGTTGGTCATCATGAAGTTAATCTTTCCATAATCATCTTGTATTTCAACTCTCATATATTTGTTTCCAGCTCTACTTGTTCTAGATACACAATCTGTAACAACACCAACATACTTTACACGGTCATTTTGTTGAATTGATTTTAATTCTAAACTGTTTACTAAGTTTTGAGTATCTTGAAAAACTTTTTTGATTTCATTTGAGTGGCTGTAGCCTAAATACTTACGTTCAAAATACCAATTAGCAAACACAAGATGTTGTTTATTTTTGTCGTATATTTGTCTATATTTATCATAATCCCTCTTAAATGTGTTAAACCTAGACTCTTTAATCAATGGTCTACCATCATCTGCTGGATAGTTTTCTTTTTTAACGTAAGCGATAGAGTTAAGTATATCATAATTAAATCGCTCACCAAGGCTTGTAAAATTCCTTTTCTCTCTGTCTGTGAGTAAGTTAAAAGCTTGTGCTTCTAAAACCAATCTACAACGATTAGGTACGCCTTTTGATATATCACAGAAAGAATCCATCATGCCACCTTGTATCAAACCAGATAAAACACCAATATTAATACCAGATTGTTTGGCAGATAAAAACACATCATATTTGTTTTGTTCAAGTAACTCGCACTTTCTAAAGTCTACTACATTTTCTAGTGTTTTTTCAGATACTCCCTTAACACTATTTAAGCCATATCTAATATTATTACCCTCAATAGCAAACTCCACGTCAGATTTAGATAGATCTGGTGGCAATAATTTCATATCAAAGAGACAGAGTTCTTGACTGATCAAGGCTATTTCCGCATGAGAATCTGGCTCATGCTTTGTCATTTTAAGCAAGGACAGAAAAAACTCTTTTGAATGATTAAACTTTAGGTAAGTTGTAATAGCTGCTAGAGTAGCGTAGCTGATAGAGTGCGATTTATTGAATGAATAGTTAGCAGAATCCTCGGCCACCTTCCAAAGAACATCACCAACCTGTTTGGGTAAATTGTTATCCTCTATCTTTTCTTCGATCCTAGCTTTCCAAGCTGGCATTTGATCTACTTTTTTCTTGCCGACAATACGTCTGAGTTGCTCCGCTTCATCAAGGGTAAACCCAACCTTTACGGCCATCTTCATTAACTGCTCTTGATATAGAGGAATACCTCCAGTATAACATAAGATATCATCAAAAAACTCGTGTACAGAACTGAACACGCTTGTTTTTACATAGCTGGCATAGGTATCTAGGTAATCCAGAGCACCAGGGCGAGCAATAGCGACAACAGCAGAAAGTTCTTCAAGATTTCTGGGAGCAATTTTCCTAGCTGCCTTAAAGTTTGTATCCGCTTCAATCTGGAAGAGACCCTTTGGTGCCTCAATGAATTTGAAGTTTTCATATATGTTATCTGACTCAACATCTATAGTTTCGATGTCCATGTTAAGTTGTTTAAGAGTATCGTAAACAACAGATAATGTTCTTAATCCCAAGATGTCGAATTTAACCATCAAAGATGCAACGTCATTCATGTCGTACCCAGATACATAATTACCGTCATTGGTTTTCTGCATAGGCATAACTTCTTGTATATTGTAGAAGCTAATAGCAATCCCCGATGGGTGAACGCCAGTGTTCTTGTTTAATCCTTCTAGTTTTCTGGCAATTTTAAATACTTTAGGGTTATCATCACAAAACTTTTTAAGTTTCTCGCTTTCATCATAAGCTTTTTCTAACTTAAATACCTTACCGAACTGTTTTGGAATGGAGGCGCTAATGTCATTTACTTCCTCTTCTGAGAACCCCCCTACGATCTTACCGCACTCCTTTACACACAATTTACTGCTTAGTGTGTTTAAAGTTAATATCTTACAAGTTTTGCCTTTATGCTTATCTTCGATATATTTGATCACCTCGACTCTTCTATCGTAACTGATATCATTGTCCACGTCGGCCAACAAAGAGCCGTCTAGGTACGTTATATCGTCAATAATGGTCTTTTTAGCTCTACTTTTGGATACAAATCGCTCGAAAAACAAATCATACTTGATTGGATCGATATTTGTAACTTTTAATAAAAAAAGTACCAACGAGCCAGCCGCAGAACCTCGGCCTGGCCCAGTTGGTATATGATTCTCATGACAAAAATTTAAAATATCCCAGTTTAAGAGTATGTAATCAACAAATCCAAGCTCTTGTAAAACAGATAATTCCATTTTAACTCTATCGTAATATTCTTGTTTGTTATCTAGCTTATCTATACCTCTTTCCTTAACACCTTTTAAGCATAACTCACGAAGCAGGTCATAATTAGATGATGTGTTTGAAATACCTAACTCATCATAAAATCTTTGCTCTACCTCAATCTCTGGTAGTCTAACACCAACTGGCATTGGCTGTTTAAATGATTCTAAATTTCTAATTCCCATATTTGTTTTTGAAATATTTCGAAGTTCTTTTCAATATCGTATAACGCATCATGTAGCTTTGTTTCATCAAAGTCAATATTATAATGCTGTAATAAATGTTTCTGGTTTGTTTTCAAACCACGTTCTCTAAAGTGTAGGTATCTCATCTGCCAAGCAAGTAATTCACCACCTGGATTCTTATCTCCTTTTGCTATTGCTTTTGCTAAAATATTTGTATCTAAAAGTTCGCCAATAAAGTTTTCATAACTAATTCTTACGCCCATATTTCTAAGCCAAACACCTAATATGTAAATATCGTAACCAAGAATATTGTGACCAAGAACAATGTTATTACTATACAAAGCTTTTTCGAAGTCTTTCCAAACAACCATTGGGTCTTCTGCGACAGATTCGTAATGATCTCTATCAAATCCAGTAACTCGTGCGGCATCTGGAGAAACGTTTAAGTCTTTCCATTTGATAAAGCGATTATGTTTTTTTATGACCTTTTTGCCTTCGCATTCAATCCAAGCTATCTGCCAAGGTTTAGAGGTGATTAAGTTTAATCCCTCTGTCTCGGTATCAAAAACTACGTAGCGCTGTTTAAAGTTGTATCTGAGTAATTCTTCCATGATTCGAAACAAAATTCATCACTACCAAAGTGATCTAGTCCAGGGTTTGATAGATCGTAAGTTCTACCTATCCTGCGGTTACAAATTAATTTATAAGTTTGAAAAGCCAAAACATCTTCTTTGTCTTTGTAATATATTGACTTTGCATTAAAGTGTTCGTTTAAATGATTCTTGCAATAATTTAATATTTTATCTTCAATTAGACAATCAAAAGGGAGATTGTTATCTTCTATTATAAAAGATATATCACGAGGTAAATCAACAACACAGTTAGAAAAAGTTGTTAAGTTTTTATGTAAAAACGAATCATAAAAAGGTACAGTATACTGCAAATCTTTTGTAGAATCCCAAGGTCTTGTAATCTTTATGTCTGATTGTTGTGTATAAAGATTATATAATTCTTTCGCGCCAGAATCACCATTTGCAAAAGCAATCATTTTACTTTCAGATTCTTCGCTATGATCGTCATTATATATAGAGAAACGTAATCCAAAACGTAGTCTTTCTCCAAATTTTCTAAAGGCTTCTGGAAAACCCGTCATACTATCTTCAACAAAATAAACCTCTTCAAAGTCTTTTGTTAACTCATGTACGTCATCTATTCGTAATATACTTTTACCTATAGATGAATGTGTCTTAAATAGTGGAATCATATCACCAATATAGATGGTAATATTAATTTGTCAATACTATATCTTTAATTCTTTGATTAAAATATTATAACAGTCAGATTTAAACTTCCACTTACCATTGCCCCTAGGATCTATCTGCCCTTTTTTACCAAATACAGCCTTATCGTAAAAATCTTTCTTTTTCATAAAGCCATAAACATAAGCTACTGTGTTAGATTCGTTGACACCTACAAAACAATAAGCGTCACATTTTTGTTTGGTATTATAATCAGAAACATTTAAATTCCAATTTTCATTTGGGTGGAATTGGTCTGAAAATTTTTTGGTCTTTATGTCTATTTTGTAATCTTTGATAATGGTATCGTAATCATAAGTATTTTCACCTTGACCTTTATAAACATCTTTAACGATAATTTCACCCACTGCTCCAGCAAGATTACCTTCACCTTTTGTGATGCTGTTATTTAACTCTTTAAAATCAAAAAGTTTTTTGGCTCTTTCTAGTTGTGATTTTGTAACTATAAATTTTTTCATGAATGTTTTGGACAGCCTTTGTAATATTTTAAAGTATGACTACCGCCTTCTGGCACCATAGATTTTTTGAATTCATTTTGGAAACAAGAAGATACAAAGTTTTTTTCTCTATCGTATATTTGTACGTGAAAGAAATCAAACTTATATGGACAATGCCACATTAAAGATCCATCTTTTTTCAACTGACCTTTTTCTTTTGCAAAACCGCATTGTAATTTACCACCAAAAGAACCATCTTCTGGAAACCCTTTATCGTGTGCAAAGTTAGAATGGGCATCTACTTCGTCAAAGTTTTCTAAATAGTCTTGTATGTTTGCTAGTTGTATTTCAAAGCCTTCTAAATCTTCTTCATCTAACGGTTTCATTTTCATTAAACCATTTTTATTTAGGTTAAACTTAAGAAATAAAAACTCAGAAGTTCTATTTACGTATTCTGGAAACAAGTGTTTGACCGCTAAACAATACATGTAATCTTGAAGGTTGTCTTCCTTTTCTTTACCCTCAAACATTTTTTTACTCGTCTTATAATCTCTTATGATTGCAATCTTTTTATCTTTGTATAAAAACAACTGGTCTATAAAGCCCCTAATGTGATAACCGTTTTTTTCTATATCAAAATCTAGTTCTGCATGTGCTTCATCTGGTATACCTAGATCCTCTCCATGAAAATTACAACTTAAACCATTGAGAATCATTTGTTTAATAAGGGTCATGTTATCCTCATCAGTAACACCAAGCTCTGTAGCATCAGACATAATTAAGTCCTTAACTGCTTTGGCTGCAAACGGGTCTTTAGCTTTTACAATTTTATTAAATTGAGTTTTTGTTTTTTGTTTTGATAGGTGTTCAAATACATTATGACAAACAGTGCCTCGTCTAGCTCCGTCATTATTAGTATCTGGTAGTTTTTGAACATATTTATTCCAATATATCCAACTACATGATTGCGCAGTTTTTATACGGCTTGCTGATAATTTAACTTCCATTTAAAATTTTTATTAGTTTTTTACAATTACCGTTTTTAGATAACGCCTCAGTATTTTTAATTTTTTGGATTATCCAATCTTGTGTTGTAGAATCACTTAGATTCCATTTGTCTTTTCTTGCGTCCCAAGAAGTAAAAATGCTTGTATCAGATGGGTTCTTAGATAACATGTCTCCAAAATCATTGGCGAGTGGAGGGTTGATGCATATTTGATTTAAGTCATATATCTGAGCTAATTTAGCAACTGTTTTAATTGTAGCAAGCCCACCAGAATTTGTCTCCTTATCTTTATCGTTATTCATAGACACAATCACCTTATTTAAGGAAAAACTATTTATATATGAAATTAATTTTGATGAAGCATCTAAACCAAAAGCAACAAGCACGTTTTTAAATCCTGCTTCGTACAAAGCCAAACAGTCACCAACACTTTCAACTATAATAATTTCCTTATCAACTTCTAAAAGTTTATTTGGGAATATCCAATCACTTTTGCGACCCATGTGTTTCCATTTTGGTATGTTTTCTCCTTCTATAACAGTACGACCAGAAAAGCCATGTATTTGTCCCTCTAAATTAAAAATAGGGAAAACTATTCTGCGATACATTTTACCATTACCAGCGTATCCACATTGAAACTTCTTCTGCGTGTCCGCTGAAATATTTTTCTTTTCGTAGAAACTGGTGATAGGTAAAAGTTTTTCTAAATGTGATGTTGGGTAAATTGTTTCCATCTCTATCTTTTCTTCTTTTGGTGATGACTCGTAACTCTGATTTAAATCTACACTAATATATTTTTTAAGTATTTCGGGGTCTTCTGTTTTAAGTGTTTCTTTAACTAAAGCTTGAAAAGGTTTTGCTGTTCCATCTGCACCAAAATCTTTCCAAACACCACTGTCTTTATATATCATAAGAGAAGTTTTTGTTTTTCCACTTCTATATAAAGCTTGAGCTCTCCAATGGTCGCCCCTATCTTGAAGTTGATAACCTAAATTTTCTAATGTATTTCTATATGTCATCAAAAGAAGGTAAATCGTCTTGATTGGTAATTAAGTCACCACCAGAGTCTCTAAAGGCAATAATGTCTCGAAGGTCTCCGCATTCAGTAATATTAAAGTTCTCAAATTTTAGATTGATAAAGTTTCTTCTAAAGGTGTCGCCAACTTGTACGGGTTCGCAAGCTCCTACAATATCTTTACCTAAGTGTCTTGATTTTACATTAATCAGCTTGTGTGAACCAAAAGACGAACCATCATCTACAATTTCATCTGTTGTTTTTGCTCTTAATATAAACATATGGGAACAAAATTGAGTGATCCTATCTGAAAGAGAGACGATAGACTCATCATCAACAATGTTTTGTGCATTACGATTATTTGTAATACCACTACGATTAGATTGAACTGATGTAATCATTGGTATAACTGGCAATCCGTCTTCTAGGATTTCTTTTTGTATGCATTTTTTAAATTTATCAACCATTTCTCCAACCATTTGCCACTCCGATTTGTTACTAGATTGTTTGTCAGAAGATGTTTTAATATAGTCAAAAGAAAAAATCATTTTGTTACCACGACCAACTTTTGAATAATAAAATCTTTTTAAAGTGTTAATCATAGAATCAACATCCAAACCTCCTACATTGTAATAGTAGAATTTTAAGTTTGATATTTTGTTCCAAACAGATCGAACTTTATTCACCACTTCTTCGCCAGACTGTCTCCATTTACCGCTTTCTAACAAATAAGAAGGGACGCCAGACATAGCGGCACATTGTCTAATAATCAATTCTTCTTTACTCATTTCACCATTGTCAAAGTGCAGAACGGGAACGTCGTATTTCAGTGCTACTTTTGTAGCATAGTCCATACAAAACTGAGTTTTACCAACACCAGAACGGGCAACTATAACTGTAATATTACCAGGCCTCAACAATGAACCATATATCCCATTGACTTTTTCGTGTGGACCCATCATCCCAAACTCTTCTATGGGATTGTTGCCACGCTCCTCGATAAAACTTTCCATTTCATCGTAAATGTTTTGTGGTACATCATCACCTACTTCAAACAAATTAATTTTTTCATTGTACAGTTGGTCTGCTAGATCAATGATGTCTGTGTAAGAAATATCTGTGCCTAAATTTTTCATCTTATCTGATATTTGTTTACCAGTCGCAGATATTTCTCTTCGAACACTAAGCTTTTTTAACTCTTTGACAGAAGACTGAATATTGCCATCTGAATGAATCTTACGCATAGACAAAGATCGGATGTAATCTAGGAGGTTGATATCCTCTTCAAACTTAATACCCAAGTCTTTAATTCTTTGGACAATGACAACCTCATCAATGCTTTCACTTTTTTCAAGTGACTTTTTGAGAATCAAAAATAAAGTTTTGTGTAGTAGTGAATTTTTATCATAAAAATCCTTTTCGCTTAACACATTAATGTAATCAACGAACAAGTTAGGTTTTTGTAAAAATGCAGATAACACCTGCTTTTCTATTTCATAGCTATAAATCATACAGCATATACTGTGTATTTATTTCAAAATGTCAAGTTATTCTTCTTCAATTTCTTGAGGATCTGTATTATATTCTGTTAAATAGTCGTTTAAGCTCTTCATTAAGCCGTATTCTGTAATTTGACTATCGCATTTTGTATAAACAACAGGTGTACCTTTTTCTGTAGAAAAAGCAATGATAAAACCTTTAAAAGCTTCTTTGCCCCCAGTTAACTCATATAGTTCGTTTAATAATTTGGAGGGTATTTCGAAGTCTTGAAACTTAGGATCACTCATATAATGATTTACACCTACCCTAATAGGTTTTCAAAATATTCTTCTGATAATTCGTCATCTGGGTAAATTTCGATCAATTTAATCTGATTTAGTTCACAAAACTCCATTTTTTTGTTGTCTCTGCGTATTTGACGTACAAAATTAGCCCTAGTTTTATGAAAATGTTTGACAAATTTAAGATGTTGTGCTCCCTGCACCTCTATGGCTATCTTTTTAGTGTGGTTGTAGAAGTCTAAGCTAAGTTGCGTGCCTGCAACCTTAAACTCCTCATATACGGCATCGTAGCGCCAATGCTTGTACAAATAAGATCTTACTGTACGTTGGAATTTGCTTCTACATTTGCCATTCCATTTGATTTTGTACCTGTGTGGATTCCTAACAGGTTTTTCTTTGCCGTATAAAGTTATAAAATTCATAAAAAAGCCCTCTCTTATTATAGAGAGGGCTCGGTTATTTTCAAGTTAAAAGTTGAAAGCGACCCCAAAGTCGGCGGTTGATTCCCACTCTCCGTTAGTGCCTTGAGCTGTATTTAAATCATTGTTTAGATAATTTAAATTAGCGAACACTGCAAGCTGATCTAGTGTTGTTTGAACACCAATTGTAGCTAAAGTGTAGCTGTAGTCTGTTTCGTATTGAAATGACTGACCATACTCTAATCCAACTGCAATAGCGAAATGCTCAGTGATGTCTAGGTCTGTTCCCACTGCAATATCTGCTGTATATTGACCACCTTCCTCTGTTGTGACAGAAACAAGTGAATCGATACCAAACAAGTTTACAGCATAAGAACTAACTAACTCATAAGCATTTACATCATCAATAGAAGTAACGTATAGTTCTGTAGCAATATCACCGATAAATGTAGAGAGGTTAGTACCAATAGTACCATATAACTCCTCTTCATCAGCCTTTACTTGCTCAATCGAACCAATAAGTGATAAACCACCAATTACTCCTAATTCTGAAGACGCTTTAACGTATTCTACGTCTGAAGCTCCGTAAAGCCCGCCATCAATACGTTTTTCGTAGTTACCTACTTCAACGTCGATATCCCATGACTTCACCGTTTGTTCTAGGTCTTGTGCTTCTGCTTTGCCTCCAAAAAGGAAGAAAGCCGCAATAGCTGCGACAACAAGTCCCACTTTAATCTTATTATTTTTTAGTATTTCCATAACTTAAATCAACCCCTACTGAGGGCTAGGTAGCCTTTACACTAGTTCGGCTATATTTGTTTTGAAATAATCGATCAAGAAAGTACACAAAGCTTCATTTTCTTCAATTAATTTGAATAAATTAGCTTCTCCTTGTATCTTTTCTGGTAGGTCTGAAGCGGATTCAGCTACCAATTCTCTAAATTCTTCTTCAATTGTAATCCAAGCACCTTTTTTAGTGACAAATTCCCACATATAAAGTAAATCTACTAATTCTTTCTCCACCCAAATTGATTTTCCACCAACTCTACCATATCTAATTGGATATGAAATGGTGTTATTAGTCTTTTCGTTGGGTGATTTTTTGATTGTAGCTTTTGCCCAATGTCCAATAATAGGATTTGTTTTAGGATCTGGCTGTTTAATTGATGGATTTTGTAAAATTAGGTCTGATTTAAACCTTGGCTCAAACTCTATAATGTAATTAGCAAAGTGCAATAATGCATTACCGCCCGTTGCTGACGTCTGACGTATCGGAGCTTTGGTGTATGGGTCTAGTTTGATATCTGCCCTTACTTGACTAATAAAAATGGCCATATGACCCCTTTTTGCAAGGGATATGGACATTCTCTTCATAAAGTTGGCTGCGATTACAGCGCCACCTGCAACTTTATTAGAGTCATAGAAGGATTTATCTATATCTTGTTTAGAAATTAAACCATCTACAGAGTCTAGTGTGAAGCAGTATTTATGTTCATCTTCGTTTTGTTCTACCAAAGTCTTAATAGCGTCAACTACAACTTCATAAATGTTACTTTCAAAGACAAAACAAGTCCCTGTTTTCCATTCTTTAGCGTCATAGACAAAATTTATACCCGACCTCGCCACCATTTCGTTAGATAGGCGACCTTCAGCCTTAATATAAAAACCTTTTGCGTCTTTTTGTGTATTAAGCATATTCTTCATAACTTCAAGAGCGGCACTTGTTTTACCACCCTCGTTCATGCCTACGAATCTATGCAAACCTGGGCCAAACCCACCATTTAAGTTTAAATCAAGCTGTAAGGAGCCGCTTGATGCTTTATAATCAATTGTTTTCTCAAAATTGTAGTGATCATCCTTCTTGGCTTTGAGAAACTTGTCTAATAATTCTGAATCTATATCACTCATTTAAATAAATCTTTTGTATTTTTCGGTTTATTATATATGGATTCGTAGTCTTTTCCACATTTTTCTGATATATCGTATACTGTATATTTCGATAAGTCAACTTTAAAGTTAAAATTACGCCACTTTCTGTCAATTTTTGATTTAAAGTTTTTATGTCCCAAGGATGCCATTTGATCAACTTGAAAGTCTAGGGTTAAAACCTCTAAAAATTCTAAAGAATATTTCTCTTCTAGTTCATTCAGCATTTTCATCTGAATTTTCCAGAATTGTCTGCTTTTATTATCTACGGCACCTTTAACTAACCTTTCAATAGTTAGTTGTCTTCTTCTAAATGGCGTTAATTTTTTCGATGTCATTAATAACCATCCTACGAACTAATTCTGAAAAGTCAACTCTTTTTTGCCAATTTAGTTCACTTTCCGCTTCTGTTGGATCGCCTAAGAGTAATTCAACTTCCGCTGGACGATAGTATTTAGGATTTATTCTAACTAAAATTTTACCAGTGTTTTTATCCATGAGTTTGTTTAGCATTGGATTTTCTTCATCCTCGTACCAATGCACACCAATACCAGCATACTCAAAAGATTTTTCTACAAATTCTTTTACTGTATGGGTTTCTCCAGAAGCTAAAACATAATCTTTAGGTTTTTCTTGATTCAACATCAACCAAACCGCCTCTACAAAATCTGCAGAGTGACTCCAATCTCTTTTGGCTTCCATATTACCTAATTCTATTGGTTCAAAATCTTCACTGTTATCAATAGCTTTTTTGATTCTAGCTACGTTTTTAGTGATTTTTCTAGTTACAAATTCTTCCCCTCTTCTTTCTGATTCGTGATTAAACAACCAACCTTGAACTGCAAACAAATCGTAAGAGTCTCTCCATACTTTGACAACTTGTCGTGCGGCTGCTTTAGATGCACCATATGGACTTCTTGGTCTTAATGGGTGTTTAGAATCTTGAGGTGTGTATTGTACATCTCCAAATTCTTCCGAAGACCCAGCTTGATAAAATTTACAAGAAGGGTTATAAAGTCTAATTGCTTCCAATATATCAATTACAGATGTAGTGTTTGTATGCCAAGTTTGTTGCGGAAAATCCCAACTGCTACCAACAAAGCTTTGTGCAGCAAAATTAATAAAATAACTTGGTTGTAACTTTTCAATAATTCTAGAAATAGTATGACTATCTGTTAAGTCAAAATTAATTAATTTAAATCTATCTGAACTAATTGTAGAAAGGTTTTCGTGATTATATACGCTCAATCTGCGTACGCCACCAAAAATTAGATAGTCTGTATTTTCCAACAAGTGCTCTACCATATAACTACCATCTTGACCTGTTACGCCTGTAACTATAACACATTTTTGACCTTGTGCTAGTTTTGTTGCTTCGTCAATATTTAAAATATCAACCGTATCGATTATTTTATTTTTTTGTAGTTGATTCATCTTTAATTATATTACTTGTTTAATCCAGTTTTCAAGTTTTATTTCTGGTTTCCAATCTAAAAGTTCTAATGTGTTTTCTATGTCAGCAACCGAATTTTTGATTTCCGCTTTCCTTTCGGGTAAGTGTATATGTTTTCCACCTATCATATTCTTTATATCTAATATAGAATGACTTGTGCCAGTTCCTATGTCAAATGTTTTCCCAACAATATCTTTGTTTTCTAAATCTAAGCAAGCGATATTAGCTTTAGCAACATCAGATACATGTATAAAATCTCTGCGTTGAGACCCGTCGCCAACAATTGTCATTGGTTTGTTGTTTCTCTTTTGATCTAAGAAAATGCCCATTACTGGAGCATATTGACCTTTTGTAGGTTGTCCCTCTCCGTATATATTAAAGTATCTTAAAATAACAGTTTGTAAGCCAAATAAATTTGTGTACATTTTGCAATATTCTTCACCAGCTATTTTTGTAATAGAATATGGATTTGGATTATCTGTGTAGGCGGCAGCCGTAGAGCTAAACACAAATCTTTTTACGCCATGTTCTTGAGCTAGTCTTAAAACCGTAGCAGTGCCCATAACATTAGTTTTTGCTGCTAGTATTGGGTCTTTCAGTGTATCTTGTATTCTAACCTCTGCGGCTAAATGCAAAACACAATCAACACCCATAAACAAAGGTCGAATATAATTATAATCACAGACGTTATACTGTTTTACTTTAACATCTAGTGGTACTACATCAAAACCTAAATCTCTTAGTTGTTGAACTATGTGTGAGCCAACAAACCCAGAAGAGCCTGTAACTAAAATTTTCATATATCTTTAATTGTTTCAGCTATGAGGTTAATCTCTTCTTCTTCTAGTTGATGATTATTGGGCAAGTACAAACCAAAATCATTTATGTGATCAGCGTGAGGAAGTCTAATAGAGCCAAAGTTTTTAATCCAAAAAGGTTGTTTACCCATAGACCCACAAATTAAAGGTCTTGATTCTATGTTTTGTTTCTTTAACTTGTTGATAATTTCGTTTCTATTTGGATGTATAATAGGGTACGCAAAATTAGATATGTAATTTTCATCTGTTGATGCTGGTGGTTGCCACTGGTAATCGGATAATAAATCACGATATAGATTATAATTAGAGTTCCTTTTACTAATAATATCTGACAGCCTATCTAATTGATTGATACCAATAAAAGCTTGTAAATCTGTAGACCTAAGATTAAATCCAAAGTAATAAAATTTATATAAAGAATCAAAATCATCATTGATATTAAATGTTTCTTTTAGCTCTTTAGAATACTCTGGGTCCATGTCTCTGTCCCAACCATGGCTTCTTAAAGATTTTAATAAATTATAAAGTTCATCGTCATTAGTGCAAACCATGCCTCCTTCAATAGTAGAAATGTGATGCCCATAGTAAGTAGAAAAGCAAGATAGCAAACCAAAATTACCTAAATTTTTACCTTTATATTGAGAGCCCAAAGATTCGCAAGCATCTTCAATAAGAACTATATCGTTATCTTCACAAAAATTAACTATAAAATCCATATCTGGAACTAAACCTAGCACTGAAACTAATATTAAAGCTTTAGGTTTATGGTTTGACACAATAGATCTTAAGTAGTGCGGATCTACTGATAAATTCTCCATATTACAATCACACAAAATAGGTTTTAATCCTAATTGAACAACTGGAGATAAATCCGTAGCCCAAGCAAGAGCTGGAACTATAACACTATCTCCCTTTTTAAGTGTACCATTTGCAATTAAAGCATATAGGGAAATTAAAATAGCAGACGAGCCAGAGTTTACAAACACAGAGTGTTTACAACCTATTTTTTGAGACCACTGTTTTTCGTATTGAACGGTAAGATCGCCCTTAGTTAATCTAGGGTCGGTCTCTAGCCAGTTAATTAAGCTATTTATTTCATCTTTGGATATTGTATCTTTAACTAATTTAATCATGGTTTAAATTTATTAATAGTGTCGCAAACATATTTTAATTGATTGGTAGAGATATTATAAGCAGAAGGTAAGGATATTCCACGATCAAAAACTTTTTTACTTACTGGCATATCATCCTTAATTTTAATTAGATTACTTTTTTTGTAACAGGGTTGTAAATTCAATGGATAGAAAAACTCTCTAGTTTGTATGTTGTGGTCTTTCATATGTTTGATAAAGCTTTTTTTATGGTCTGTATAGTAAGAACTAAACCAGTGAACTGGTGTTGTGTCTTTATTAATTGGTATATCTATAAGGTATTCGTTATCAATATGTTTTTTGTAAAAATTATAAATCTTTTGTTTTTTTGCTATAACTCTTTTGAGTTTGTTTAGTTGTGATACGCCAACAGCGGCTTGCATTTCGGTAAAAGAAAAATTAAAACCTATAGATTCGTGTACAAATACACCCTTTTTTGCTCTACCGTGGTTTTTCATCTTGTAACAATCTTCTATGACTCTTTTGTTGGGGGCTAATACAACGCCACCTTCTCCACATGTAATTGTTTTGTTTGCATAAAAAGAAAGAATACCAGCGTGACCAAATGTTCCAACGTGTTGACCTCTATAAAGAACTCCCATACCTTGAGCAGCATCCTCGATAATTTTAATTTTTTTAGCGGCCGCTATCTTACGTAGTTCAGTCATGTTACAGCTTCTTCCGTACAGATGTACAGGCATTATAGCTTTAGTTTTAGATGTGATTCTTTTTGCAAGATCTTTAGGACACATACACATCGTATCTTCTTCTATGTCACATAAAACGGGCGTAGCGCCAGCAAAAATTACAGCGTTAGATGAAGCAATGAATGTCATGTTTGGAACAATAACTTCGTCACCTTTACCAATACCTAAAGCTTTTAAAGCGCAAAAAGTTGCGGCAGTTCCATTCGTCATAGAAACTGCATATTTTGAACCAGTAATTTTCTTAATTTTATCTTCAAACTCTTGGTTTAATTTATGCTCAGAAACAAAAGTTGATTTGATAACCTTTTTGAGTTGTATCAATTCACTATTGTCAATCCAAGGTTCAATTTGAATTATCGGATTCATATAAGGCGTCGTAAGATTTTTGTTCTCTAATTTTAGATTCGTAGTGTGTGTTTATTTTATTTTTTACTACAAATCTTTCATCGTTGTATTTTGCATTTAATCTAGCAAATTCTATAAACTCATCATCAAATTCTTTTTTGGCTTCCTTTTCTCTAAAACCAGCTTCGGTGTCCCATATTTTAGTATTGATGCTTTTTAGTTCTGCGTATAACTCGTCTTGCATAACGACACCCTCTTCAAATAAAGCGTCTGCTAATGCCACTCTTTCAGTTCTAACAAAATCTAGTCTAGCTTGATCTGTAATTCTTTTTAGTTTAATATCCAAGATTGTAATCTTGTCAAATATTTCTCCTATTGCTACTTCAACTTTCATTTTTAATATTTTTTGTGTGATGTTCTATTGTAAGAAAATTTTCTACATTTTTAAATGTATGTTCTTTTTTAAATATGTCAACCCACATTTGATCAATATACCATTTACGCACAAAATGTCCAGGTAAATCCCAGTATTTAAATAAAAATTCAATAGAGTTTTTAATACCTATCGGCACTGAACCAACTAGTAAGGTTTCATAAAATCTATGTAAATCTTGACCAGCACCCTCTAAACAAATAACATACTTGTATTCATTTAGTAAATTAAGGTAATCTTCAAAAGGTAGTTTTTCTGTTTGTACATCGACGTGATGTAGAGAAGATAAATATTTTACATTAGCAGCTCTTTCTGAGTTTGTTGAAACATTATGATATGGCAGAAGTATCTTATCTTTTTTTTCGCTATATGGTTTTTTATTTTTAAAGCATTTATCTATTATGTCTTGATCACCACCAAACCTTTCTTTTTCCTCGAATCCGATTGGTATAGGGACTATTTTATCGCTTAAATCTTGTGGGGCGTTTGTACAATACCATTTTTGTAAAAATTTATTAGAAATAATACTTGTGATGTTTGCTCCTTTGGTAACATCGTAAGAAGAGTTTGCTGTGATTAAGTAAAATTTATTGGATATTCTGGGTAAAAACTCACTTTGAAAAAGGCCATTATATATATAATCTACCTTAACAAAGATAATATCGTTTTCTTTTACATTTTCTGGGATTAAATTTTTATTATGTAATTTAGTTACCCCACAATCAATGTATTCTTGCTCTGTAAAATCCACACAATGATCAGCGATTGTTCCATACCAGTTATAGTTAATAAATTTTAAATTACTCATACCTTTAAAAATCGCTCAAATTTTTTGTTTTGTTCGTAAATCACAATATCTTCTGCGTAAGCTGCACACCCGCCTCCGTAAGAATCACAAAAATTTATAAAATATTGTGGCCCAAACTTCCATAATGGGGACATTTCTTTCATACCCGCCCAACGATGATTTGTTTTTATCATTTCAATATTATCATAATTTCGATAAATGCGAGTTCTATTAAAAAAAATAGTTTCAAAAGTTTTTATTAACCTTTTAAATAATAAATCTGGATTTTCCATCATTGTAAAAGTGCTATCTAAATACGCTACATTATATTCTTTTATTTCTTTTGGCCAGTCATCAGATTCTATATCCATTGCTAAAAAACTCACCTCAGTATTATCTTTAAATCTTTTATTACAAGATGTAATTAAATCTTCGCACAAATCTACGCCAAGGTATTTAGAATAATGTGAAATACTATTTAAGACTCTAGAATTTCCACATCCTATGTCTAAAACTTTAGGATTCTTTTTGGTTTTTAAAAAACCAGCAAAAATATCGTGATGATGCACTGGATCATTTTGATCAGATTCCGAAAAATACTTATGAGCGTTAGCCACTTCTGTTAAAGACCATGGTTTATTTTGTTTCATAATTTACTGTTTTCCAATTTTTGTTGCTTTGAGTCCCAAGTGGGTGGTTCCTAAAGTTATGAAAAAATAATTTTTCTTGTTTAGCATAAATATCTATTAATGTTTTAAAAGAGCTTTCCATACAATGTATTTCTTCTGCGTTTTCTATAATTTTTATAAAATAAAAAATATTTTTAGATACATCATTTTCAATAATTCTAATATCTTTGTTTTCTATATGAGATCTATCTAAAGTAAAACCACGAGATGGATCATCGTGAACAAAAATATATGGTTCGTTGTTGGTAAGTTCTTGATAAAGTAAATCTTCTGCCTCCTTATCTCTTTCTACATGGAATTTTTCATATCTAGTTTCTAATGGTAAGTCCACTTGTTCGTAAAATATTTCCCAACAATTTTTATTTTCTTGGTTTTTGTAATGTTCGTGACCAACCTTTAAAAAATGATGGCCTGTATTTTCTAGTAAATATTTTTGTACACCACCTTGTTCATTGTTTTTATCAACCTTAATTACATTAATTCTTTCATCATCTCTATACATATACTTGACCATTTCATAATAATTAGACTTTGCAAAAACGCCAATTGAGTCATAGTCAAAATTAGAAGCATAGTGTCGTACCATGCCGTTACAATCAAAATGATCGCCTAAACCTAGATGATGGTATATATTTAAATTCATAGTTCTAAATAAGCTTTGCCAAATGTAATAAGTTCATCTACTGGTTTTTCTAAGATGTATTTCTTGTAACCTTTCATTTCCTCTAAACTATCATAAATTGAAATGTCAAATTTTATACCGTCAATAATATTTTTTGGTGTTGTAACTGGTTTAAAATTTAAACCATTGACCACTGGGTCATATCTTTGATTAATTTGGCCGATTGTGTGATCATAATTTCTGTATTCGTAATGTTTATACCATAATTGTTTTAGGGCGTAAAATTTTCTATTGATGGCTTGTAGATGTATGAAGCCAGCATCTTTTAACATTACTGGCACTAAATTAACTTTTGGTATTCTGGGTGTGTGAAATTTAGATTGACTGGTGTCAAACTTATGGGTTTTTTTCAGTGATATAATAAAATTCCTATAATTGTTTTCGTAAGCTGGATCTTGTCTATAAAAATCTAGACCGTTAACTACATTGTATTGATATAAATGTAGGTTATATTTATCACACGTAGAAACAATTTCATTAAAATTCTGTAGAAGATTAGTAGATAAAAGCTCATCACAGTCTATTGAAACTACGTGTGTTGCATTATTTTCTCTACTATATTCTAAAATAGTAGATCGGTGATGTGATTCGTGGAAATCCTTTAGATTATTATTCAGTATAACACACCTATCTTCAAGTATTTCTTTGATTATATCTACACTTTCGTCCGTAGAGTTATCATCATAAAAGACAAACTTATCTACTGGATATTTTTCCCATATAGGTAAAACTTCTTTTAATAAAACTGCTTCGTTTTTGAATATTGTGTTAGTGTGTACTTTCATATAATCTATCTATAAAATAATCATCTTGGTCTAATATTTTGTCATTACCATCATAAGCTTGACCTATAAAGTGTTGTGGATCTCTTTCATCACTAAAAGAAAAAGAGTTTTCTCCCATCATTTTTACTAATTCAGTATGAACATAACAATTATCTTTAACTATTGGATATATTTTTTCTCTAAGAAAGTTTTGATCCACCTGCCAAAAATTACCTTTCGAATATTCTTCTATCATATTATGAATGTTTTTTAAAAATCCATCTCTTACGCCCCACATACCTCCAAGAATTTGTGTAGCGTGGGCTATATTGTCCCTCATAATGTGAAAATATTCACCACTATTCAACCATTCATCTACTGCATTTTTTTCTCTTAATGTTAATCTACTGTCACAATCTCTAGATATCATGACATCTACAGTTGGGTCTGATGCATCTTCGAATCTCCAAAACATACCTGTCCAATTTCCTTCATCTTCTTTCATAAGGATTTCTGAATTTGGAAAATCATCTAAACAATCTATGATATCTTTGGGTGTACTTAACCCAACATGAAATCGACAAATCCAATCTGGATAAATTTTTAATGCTAACTCACAATTTCTAATAGCTCCTAAAGTATATCTTGGGTTGTCTCCCCACAAACTAAATGATATTATTTTTTTCATCGGTATAATTCTTGTATCTCTAAATCTTCTTTTTGTGCTTTTTTAATTTTTTGATTTGATGTGGAATCAGCTCTGTATAAAAAAGAACCTATGATATCTGGTATTTTTTTAAATGTGTATTTATTTTTAGAAAGCTTTAGCCACATTTCGTAATCTCCAGAAGAAATATATTTTGGGTTAAAATATCCACAAGCTTCTACTGCAGACTTTCTTAGTAGTGGGAATGGCCCACATATACATAATTGTAGTAGCGTATCGTGACTATATTGAGGCCAGTTACTAATTCCTGTGTACGCATCGAAAGAATGCTTATTTACTATGCCACAGGGACTATAAAATACATCAACGTCTGGAAAAGATTTAATGTAATTCTGATAGGTGAGTAATGCATTTGGAAATAGTAAATCATCCGTATTCCAATTCATAACATAGTGGCAAGTTGATTCTTTAATAGCTATATTCCAAGCATCGTATATTGTAACCCTTTCTTTTTGCGGAAGTATTTTAACCTCAATACCGTTTCTAAATTTAAAAGACTCAATTAAATCTAAAGAATTATCTGTAGAGTTGGCGTCAACAAAAATAATTTCAAATTCTTTTAAAAGTTGATCGTTTGCCATATTTAAATAATTTATTAAATATTTTGAGGCGTTGTATACAGAACAGATTATAGATATCTTCATAGATTTTCCTTAATTTGCGCCCAAAATAAATCTGCAGCGTTTTTACATCCTTCTTTAAAAGCCTCTGCGCCATGTTTATTGTATTCTAAATAGCTACCGATTGTATTTTTATTACCTTCAAATTCACAACCACACAAAAGTGCTTCAGCAACCATTCTGCAAAAAGGCTCGTTGACCATTGGTTTGTGAAATATCTTTTTACTTTTTTGAAAATATTCAGCTACCTTTTCTTGTGTCTGATAATTCAACAAAGTTAAATTCTTATTGTTTTCTAGAAATTTTTGTAAATTAAAATTGTGGTGTCTAAAATGATCGTGGGAACTATCATCGCTCCAACCTATTAAACAAAACTTTTTATCTGGATTTTGTTCTACCAATCTGGCATAGTTTAAAAAACCTTTTAAGGGATGTACATAACCACAGTAGATGTAATCATACTCTTTTTCTACATCTTTAGTTTTAAATATCTTTGTGTCTATCGGATCGTAAATGATAGCATTGTTGTGATATAAATCACCGTAATCATTTTGAAAAAACTGTAAATGGAAATCAGATAGAAAAAGATTTAATTTGACCGATTCCATAAATTTTTTTCTTATTTGTGGAGCGAAATAAGTGCAGGAATCGTGTTCGTATCTAACGTGACACGAGTGTTCTGTAATCTTATCAAAAATAAAATTAATGTCTGGTTCTTTTAAAAACCAATCAAAATTAGAAGTTATAACAACATCATATTGAAAAGATAATGGTAATCTGCTTGAGTTTATGTTTAATTCAGTAATATCAAAACCCAAATCACGACCTTTTTCAATAATCTTACGATTACTTAATTGAGCTCCTCCTGGTTTATCACTAGCAAAATCAGATACAAATAAAACTTTCATCATGCGATACTAAACCGCATAATAAAAAAATCAATCCATATCTTCAACTATTTCTGCATAAACTAAATTTGGGTCTATATCTAATAAACTAGCGTTAGACTCAAGTTCTGCTTCTACCTTTTTACCAGATTGCCATTGTCTACAAGACCAATATCTCGCTTTATATTTGGGGCCTGGGTTTGTGTCACATTTGTGGCGAGCTCTGAAAGACTTGCGACGCTCTGGATCATCTCTTTTGATTTCCATATTTGGGTCGCCAAATTTTACCATAACAACATTACCTTTGTCATTTTTGACATATACGCCAAATTTCTTTTTGCCGTCTTTTAATCTAAACGGTTTATTTAGGGTTTTTTTTTCTTTTGCTTCTGCTACTTCCTCATCGAAACAAAAATCTGATTCTAGAATCTCGTCCAATGTTGAACCAGAAGCTAATAAGTCGATGCGAGCTAGTGACCATTCTATCTTTGTAGTGTCTCTTTGTGCATCGAAATCAGAAGGCGACCAAACATCAAAGTTATCTGGCAAACTTGCAATCGCCTCATCAGATGCTCGAGCAATATCTGAATCGGCTTTTCTGTAAGAATCTTTGACTTTTCCACCTCTCATCATTCTAAGGAAGGTGTTAACGCGAGCCATAGCCCAAGACGCACGTGACTGCCCAGGTCTATGAGAACCCGAAAAAGCGCCAGCCCCTCTTCGATAAACTTTTTTAAGCATACCCAGAGTCACTTTTCTGGAGTGTTTTTCGTTGTGCTCTTTTACTTTTTTCTTTAAAGAGTTTGTGACTTTTTCACTAAAAGTAATTTTAGCTTGTGATTCTTTTATTAATGTCTTATCGTCCTGTCTCTTTAGGATTTTTTTCGATTTTTCTTTGGAGTTTGGAGATGTGCCTGCCGAACCAGGTTCGTTTTTAGAAGATCCCTTTTTTCGCTCTTCTGGCTTAGAAGGTGTTTGTGCACCGCTCTTAGGTCCAGGGCGACTCGCGAACATCTCTAAAATTTTCTTTGTAAAATCTAACTCCATATCATATATTACACTTTTTATGATAAAAATTCTACAAAAGGTTGTGAGAAATATATAGCACCTGGATCGTCAATACTTAATCCACTAACCCCTTTACCTAAATGCTCATGATTCTCCCCATAAAATAAAACTGCATTAATTCCAGTATGTGGAATATGGTTAATATCTCCCGTGAGGTATGGTGTTCGACCAGAGAGTAAAACCCAATCTCTTGCATCAGTTTGTAATTTTGTTTCTAAAGCCCTTACGGAAGTTCCGAATGGGGGAAATGTTTCCAATAATTTTAATTGCGCTCCACCTCCAGCGGATTCAAGAGAACGACCATTACCCCAATTATAACAACCGTTAGTACCAGCTACAGTAGCGTAATCAGTTGTGCCCATCATACTTGGCGTTTGCGTAAAATTAGAGCCTTTTACTTGTAAAACGTCAACAAAATCTCTTTGATTAGTACCATCACCAGTTATTTGTCTAATATACATACCACCAAAGTTTAAATCCAGTAAGGGGTCATCTTTTTCAATTTTAACATAACAGCCAAAAGAAATTCCTGTTGTATTTGTTGGAATCGATGGCGCAAAATCATTTTCTCCAAGGTTAAAACCAATATCATATCTACACCAATAACCTGTTTGAAAACTATTTAATCCTGGAGCACCAGCTGTATTTCCCATCATAGTAATTGGGCTAGTAAAAAGGCTACCATTAAAAAATAATCTATTTAATTCTGAATTAAAATCAGAGTTAACGCCTGGAGAAGCCATGGCGTTATTTTGACCAAAAAGTTTTAAAACTCTATCTTGCATAAAATCGCCATAACCAAGCAGTTGTCCGCTTTCAAGTAAGTTATAGGATTCTTTAGAAAATAATGCGCCCAACATTAAAGTATTGTAATTGTAAGTGTTAGTAAACATTGGTGAATGAAAATACCAACCAGACATTTGGACTTCTGTATTGGTATTAGCACTTGGACCTACGGGATGTCCGTTAAAATTTTCAAACAAAAAGCCATAAATACCAGGATTAGTATCTTGGGTGTTATTTCCTGTAAAATTTTCATTAGGTATTGCGTTGTTTTCTACTGGCGCTGGGATTCCAGCAAAATTACCTATATAAGTGCCTCCAGCATCTGTTGGAACTATTTTTATAGAATCGTCGAAACCTAATTGATCGCATCTATTATTAAATTCTCTGATCAGACGACTATCATAATCGTGTCTTGGTGCGCCCTCAACTGTATCCATGAAGGTTCTTATTATTTTTTTTCTAAGTACTTCGTATGTAGTTTGGTCTACACCTGTTTCTGATTTGATTTCAGATCTGAATAAATTGACATGTTCTCTGGACATAAGCTATTTTACACATAAAATGGAGATTAACCCCACAAATTATATGCAACTATACCAGCTAATGCTGTAAGTAGTCCACTAACAAATACCCAAGTAATTTTATTAAATCCATTCATAAAGGCTTTTGTTTCGGCCGAGGTTTTTTCCATCTCAATCATTCTTTCTCCCATGTCATCTATTTTTTTAAATAAAACATCTGTAAGAGTTCCTAATTGAATTAATTTTTCTTCGGCTCTAGCAATTGAAATAACAGCATCAGATAGTTTATCTATCTTCTCCTCCATTCGAGTTAGTCTATCTTCATTTTCGGGCATTAAAATGTTTTACACATAAATTAGCCAAAAGAGCGCTTTAAAAAGCCGTTTGCATCATAATAAATTTGACCACTGATACTTGGATCACCAGAGGTTAGGTTTGGTAAGTGTAAGCCTGTTCCATCTACTGTTAGGTTGCCGCTAACTGTTAAATTTCCACTAATATGCTCATTACCCAAAACAGTTAAGGTTCCTGTACTGAATGTTTTTTGCATATCAATGGTCGTGTTTGAAGCTTCTAATTCTAAATTTGAACTTATAGCGGGAACAATTTTATCAACATTTAATCGAGTGATATTACTTATAGTTCCCCCATATACAAACCCTAAACTGCTTGAAGTAAGTTGCAATCTATTAACATCATCTCGACTTGTGCCGACATTTACAGTACTAATAAATTCTGCATGCCCACCAACTTCTAAGACGCCAGCAACATCATTTGGGCCACTAGCATTAATGCTTATTCTTTGAGCACCTATACTCCCAGTAACATCTACAACATCATTAAATCTGGCTCCAGTTAATCCTACTACAAGACCACTGCTTGAAATACTGCCATTAGCGGTTATATCAGTATTAAATAGAAGACCTGTTTTAGAAACAGATGTAATAATATTACCTATATCATCTGTAATATTGAAAGTTTCTTGAGCGGATTCTAGACAAATTGCTGATTTTTGATTTGGGCCCAAACTTAAACTAGGACTTGTTTTTTCAGTATTATAACCGATTTTTATTGTTTCGTAATTATTATTATAAACGCTTTTGCCTAATGCTATACCGTGAGTATCTACTTGAGAACCAGGGCCAATCTGATAACTTTTATAGTGACCACTATTATCTGCAAAAAATGTATAAAGTTGATCGCCCAAGGTTTCGTTATGTATACCGTCTAAACTACCTCTATGTATTGTCCAGTTACCTGTTTGGGGTTCAATTGTTTGTAGATTGTGTTGTCTAATTAAACGACCATAAGAAAGTATAGCAGCTGACCCACTAGTTAAAGCTGTAGCGTTAGGATAATGGCTAACTGTAGAACCGACAGCTCCACCCCTACCTGTAATTTGATAAAGTGTGCTCCCGTCTTTTGCATCCCCTAAAACTCTTAAATACTTAAAATTCTTAGCACTTGGCGTGTCAACAACTAAGAATGTCCCATCTAAATGTCTAACAGTATCAGCTGTACCATCAAGTGGCGAAGAAGCTCCATCTGTGGGTAGATTACCTAAACCGTTAATTGTAACTGTATCAAAAACATTTAAACCGTGATCTTCTGTAGTATTAATACTAACGGTTGAGCCATTTATATTGAAACCAGTTGTATTAGAAATGCTTTTAAGGATTTGACCACTTAAAAAAGGTTTTAAGGTGCTATTAAAATTAGATAATGTGTTTAAATTATTTGGTTGAAATGTTACTGCTCCTGTAATTGCAAACATACCTGTTGGTGCACCAGTAGCATGAGCATCTATAACATATGCATTTTGATGTACAATCAAATCATTTTGACCATTAGTAATAAGAGTAACTGTTTCGTTTTGTTCTAAACCGTGTTGTTGACCTCCAGTAAAGGTGATATGCAGAAGCTCATTATAAGATCTGGGTCCACCTGGTAAACCTGTATAAGATTTATCTTGTAGGGATAAAACACCCTCTCTACCTAATCTAGTTCCATTTGATAATGACTCTAAACTCCAGCCGTGAGCTAAACCAGTTAAATCTAAAGCGTTAGCTGGAACCTCATTAGTAGTTTTGTAATTACCACCAAATAATTCTATGTCAGCTGTTTGTGGTGTTATTACTCCATTGCCAGATCCCGTATTAGATACAGTACCAAATAAAGAAGCTGCTACTATTGGACCTTCGAAAGATTGAGAAAAATTCATTCTAACATTTTGACCTATTTTTAGTGGGTGATCAAAATTAAAATTAATTTCTAATGGCTCACTTTTACCTAACGGTGTAGTGTTAGAAACAAAAAATCTTTGCGCATTAGCGCTTCTATTAGAGCTTGCGACTAAACCAGTAATATTTAAAACAGCTGAACCTATAACATCTCCGTTAGAATTTGTTTCTACTATATCGTTAGTGCCTATTGTTCTTGCGACCCTGTGTTTACTTAAAAAGGCTGCTTGACCAGTGACTCCAGTTTCTACGATATGTGTACCAGTTCCAGTTGCTATACCTAAATGAAGTCCACTATGTTGGACTACATTATTGCCGTCCATTACTCCTTCAAAACCGTGGCAAAGAGAATCTGGATATATTGAAAATACATCGGTTGCTTGCAACCCTGTCGCTAATCTAACGAAGTTATCAGTGACTGCATAATATCTTTCTTGTAGTCTTTCTAAATTTAGATTATTACCAATGCCTTGCTGTGTAATTTGATTAATAGTTGTGATGTCATGAAAGTGATTTGAATTATCGGCAAACCCATTAGTTTGACCACTGTCTTTAAAAAAATCATGGGTTACTGTAGTTGTGCCTTCAACTTTTAGTGAAACTGCAGCATTGTTTGTTGCATTTGTTTTTAAATGTAGACCAACACCATTTCTAGGTGTAATGCGCGCTGTTCCATCATTAAGTAAAAAAGCTAACTTATTGCCACTAACCCCATCCAAACTAAAGAAACCTGTGGCTGTTGGGTTGTTTGTATCTAATTTATTGTTAACAGTATTGTTGAGCGAAGTATCGAAATTATCAGATAATGTTTTTAAAATGCCTGTAGCAGTGCTTAGTTCCCCAGTTGCTCCTATCAACCCAGTAACAGAACTAGATAACTCACCTGTTGCGCCAGTCAGACCTGTGACTAAATCAAACAACTCTCCAGTAGCACCAGTTAAACCAGTAATGGAACTTTGTAAAAGTCCAGTTGATGTATCTAATAAACCAGTGGCAGTTCTTAGTTCTAGAAGATCACTGGCAATTGTTGGTTCAAAAAAAGTATCATCAATTGTTACATCAGCCGCGCCATCACTGGTTGTGCTGATTTCTGCAGCTGGGTCAGTAGAAGCAATAACAGAAGCTTGTATAGATGCGCTATCATTTACTACATGACTAGCACCCGTTGTTGATGTGATAACGGTTGCTCCTTCTGTAGTAGTGATTCTAATATTAACATCTGACATTATGTTGTTACATTCTTAATGATTGAGACGGATCCTTGCAAAACTTTTTCTACAGTTCCGTTACTCAAAGTAAAGAATAAATCATAATGACTTGGGTCTTCTGTTAAGGCGCTAGTTTGAGCGGAAGTGAGAGATAAAGTAGCGATTCCATTAGTAGCATCTGTTTTAACAACTGTAAATGTGGCTTGAAGACCATTGTCGAAATCTCTACGTATTTGAGCAGATGGTGTTCTGTCCGTTAGGTTTAAAGCTGATCCATTTGGTTGTTTAAAGGTAGCTGAAAAACTAAAACTAGCCTTTTTTTCAATTGTGATATTATGTGTGCCTGCTGCCATACAGGTATTTACACATTTTTATCCCTCACATGATGCACATTCTAATAAATTCCTACTTAGCTCTTGAGAAGGGTTTGTGCCTCTTTGATAGTATAAGGTCTTAATTCCTTGCTCCCAAGCAAAAATCATTAGTTGACTGACATCTTTGGGTGAAGATTTAGGGTGTACCATTATGTTTAAGCTTTGAGACTGATCTATAAACTTCTGTCTCTGAGCGGCTTGTATAATGATTTCTTTCTGACTGATTTCTCCAAAAGTCTTAAATACAGATTTTTCCTCATCTGTTAGAAAATTCAAATGTTGTACGGATCCACCCTTAACTAGTATTGTTTTCCAAACTGCTTGTGTGTTTTGTTCTTTTTCTTCTAGTAAGGCTTCTAAATATGGATTTTTGTATGTAAATTTCCCTTTAGCTAAGTCTTTAACAAAATAATTTGAGTTCAATGGCTCAATACTTGGGGATACTTGACCAAGAATAAATGAACTAGAAGTGGTTGGAGCAATAGCCATTGTTGTGACATTACGTTCTCCATAACCTTTAAGTAGGGGCGGTTCTCCGTAAACTTTAGCTAACTCTTTGGTTGCATATTTAGTTTTTTCTTGAATTTTTTTATGTATTTCTTGATTTAAAAACTTAGCTTCCATAGACTCAAATGCAATCATTTTAGATTGTAATAAGGAATGCCAACCTAAAACACCTATACCTAAAGCTCTTTGGTTTTTAGCAAAATTTCTAGGTGCATCCATAAATGGTTTACTTTTACATTTATCAATAAATTCAGTCATTACTGCATCTAAGAAATAAGTAAGTATTTCTGGTGCATCTGTATCCTTCCATTCATCGTAATGTAAGACGTTTAAAGATGATAAATTACAAACAAATGATTCTTCTGTATTTGAATGTAATGCGATTTCAGAGCATAAATTACTTGCATAAATTTCCAATCCTTTGTCTTGATATACTAAA